ACCAACTCCAAAAGTTGTTGATATGGTAGAAAATAATGTTGCATATGTTGATCTACTTATATTTGAACCATTACATTCTAAAAAACCAGATGGAGGTGTGTTTGATGCGTGTGCAAGAATTGTACCAACAGGAACACCTGAAGCTAAACCTCCCCAAGCTGTACCATTGTACCCTTCAAACTCTACTGTTTGAGTGTTAAATCTTATTTGTCCTGTTGCGGCTGTTGGCCTATTACTTGAGGTTCCTGTTGGAAGTTTTAAAGCTCCATTGCCTGCCATTACAATATCACCAGCAGAATCAATTGTCCCTGTAAAGTC